ACGCACCTGAACTCAAATATCCGTTTCATCTGTTAACTCCCTATAGGCTTCTTCCGAAGTTTGCTTAAGGTTTATTACCCAGTTTAGGATATCTAACTGTCCTTTGGCGTAGTGTAAGTCCTCAACACCCGTCAATCTTTCGATCTTGTTGTAGGCATCCAGCATTTTCTGGCTGTCTTCAATCAGATCTTTCCATCCTTTTGAGGCCATCATGTCAAACCTAGCCTCATAGTATTCTTGAATGTCTTTATCCACAGTTTCTCCTAAATAGGACTGTGTTGTATTTCTACAACAGTGTATTAATTATACCACACTTTTACTAAAAAGTCAAGTGTTTACTGTACTTTTTTGTTCATTTGTGCTTCTACGATGTTTTCCTTGGTTTTAAGCTCCCGTTCCTTCAGGATTACGTTGGCAAGCTTGATCCTGCGCTCAAAATCATCCGTAGTCTCGTTGGAAAGGTTGCTAGAAGAAGCCTGAATTACGTCAATCCGCATCTTTTCAGGCATAAGCTGGGTCTCAACACTGGTTTTCTGGGCCTTTGCAAGGCTCTCCTGAGCGTTTGCTTGGCTTTCCTGTGCTCTACCCTGCAGTTCAGCGATCTGAGCCTGTAGAAGCCCGATTTGAGCCTCCTGTTGGGCCATTACCATCTGCTGTTGGGCTGGGTCTGGCTGGTTCATCTGGTCTAGGGCTGCTGCAAGCTCTTCCTTATTGGACAGACTGGAGCCTTTGATGATGCCTTTTAAGACCAGGGGTAGTACAGGGCTGTCAGGACCAAGGGTTTGGAGTAGTCCAATGAACTGTTGCTGCTCATACTCCCTAGCTACCATGCCAAGGGTAGAGGCGGGGGTGAATCTGAAGTCCCTAGATGGGTATCGCTCTGGATCAAACTGCATATAGCGATAGGCCACCTTCTTAATCATAGGGATCAAGAAGTCATCTTGGAAGTTCATGAGTGCTTGCTTGTTCTTCTTAATGATAGAAGACATAGCAAGGGACATAGAAGCCCCACCAGCCTCTCCTTGGGCCACAGAGCGGGTCATCGCCTGACTATCTAGGGTTCCTGTAGCCTGAAGTAGCATAACCTCAAACTGCTGGGCAGTCTGGATGTTACCAGCGTCAGTAGATCCAAACTTAAATGGGAAGAGTATCTCGTTAGGATTACCGTTAGTAAGAAGAGTCTTTCCGGGCTGAACCTTATAAGACACACCACGGGGTAGCCTTGTAGCATCCGCTGCCATCATAGGGGCCGTAGTCAGTGCTAAAGAGTCCAGATGACTACGGAGCTGGGCATCAATAGCTTTTTGCATATTGTAGCCCTTTTGCACGGTTCCCATACCTACTAACCTACCTGATACCTTCTCAGGTACATAGGTCACAATAGGACGGTCTTTCATCATGTATGGGTTGGCTTCTGCCTTGAGCAGGTACTGGTTGTTAGCGATAACAACTACAGCTTCCACCATGTCTGCGTATTGGTCTGCTGCGCTGTCTTCAGGAAACAGATCAGCTACCTCACCACCTTCGTTCTCTAGATCCTCTAGGTACTCACGGGGAACTAATCCGTAGTAGCGAAGTACTCGTACCTTATCTTCTTGGTAGAGTGAGTCCAGTTGATTTGGGATGAGATCAGCATCACTAAACTCAGGACCAATATTAACCTTTCGATAGATCCCATCTTCAATCCCTTTAACTACTTTAAAGAGGCTAGTGTACTCTTCAACAGCTACGCCAAGGCTATCATCAACTGTCTCAGAGTTAGGGTCCCAAACAAAGTTACGAGGATGCACCGACTTAACTGGAACAGATACACGATCTACTTCCATGACTCCAATAGCGGCAGCTTGTCCGTTAGGCAGTGGCTGCATTGCTGGCTGTAACTCAACCGTAGATTTAATTTGAATCTCAGCTACACCAAGGCCAAAGACTTCAGCGTTACGGTTAACTTCTGCCCAGACCTTATCTACCTTGTCTTTCTTTAGGTCATCGTGAAGCTGGGTCTTTACCATCTCGATGTCCATCTCTTCTTGGTCAGCAGCATCGTCTTCTAACTCAAAGAACTCACCACGTCCTGTGGTGGCCTCAATGATCTCTGAGGTTTTGTTCTCCACTGCCTGACGGATAGCTGGGGACACAAGCCTACTGCGCTCTGAGTCACGAGTCTTGTCCTCGTCAGACCATACACCATAGTAGAGGCGCTCGTACTCATCCCACTTAGCCTGATAGTTGTTATCACGGTGTTCTTTCCACCGATCACAATGATCAATAATAAAGGCCACTAGCTCTTTATCTGATTCAGATACTGGGTCTTCTTTAAAATCAGCCATGTTTAGTCCTTAGTGGTGTCACCGAAAGGGTCTGTTTCTTCTAGTTCTTCGTATTCGACTTCTACTTCCTTAGTCATAGGCTTAAAGATTTGAGCGTCTTTGAGACCCTCTCCCTTAGCTGCAGTGATAATCTTCATCATGCAATAGGGGGACAGAGCATCTAACTCTTCCTTGATAGCCTCGAATACGCCTTCATTAGTGATCAGAGAGTCCCAGTTAAGCGGAACCATCTCTTCTTGTTCTTTCATCATTTCGTAATCCATGCTTGCTCCTAGTATCCTGATACTGTGTCTAAGGGTTCGTACTCGTCATCTTCAATCATGTCAGTAAACTCTGTGATGCCAATCTGATCGATGTAAGCCAAGGCATCAATTAGGTCATCATGTACCGCGCTGTTAGGGAAGTTAAGGAGCTGATCCACAAACTGCTTAGTCCACTCGCCTCTAACTAGCTTAATCCTTCCATGCTCGAAGCGTCCCTGTAAAGCCCATACTATGCGGTCCGTCTTCTTCTTGTTGCCATGTGTCAGTTCTGTCACTGAGATGAAAAACGACTTCTTCTTCATCAAGTCTTGTAGGTACGGGAGTACGGCGTTCCGTGCCATTCCCCGCTCTATACCTACTAGCCGCACATCGTAACTTCTTGCTGTTTCTAATATTTTGTTGGCGGTTTCTTTGATATCCCATCGTCCGAACACTATAGTATCTACAAACCATCCATCTAGAGTAACCTTAACCACAGCTATTGCAGATTCATCTAGATGCTTCTTTTTGTTACTAGCCTGTTTGCTTACATCTTCAAAACCAGCCAAGTCCACAGCAATATAGTACTGCCCATCGTCAGGAACATCATCACTGTCAACATAGTGTATCCACTCATCCTTGAAGAGTTCTGAGGAGGCGGCTTCGAAACTAGCAAGGTATTCCTGTCTAAAACTGAAGGAAGACATTGACTTCTTTGCAGCCTCAATCTCTTTAGGATCGAGTAGAGGGTTATCAAAAGAAGTAAAGTGAAACGAGGACCAATCTTCATCTTCTTCCTTTTGGGCCATCTGGTACAACTCGTAGAAGTGGTTCCTGCCCTTTGGGGTTCCAATGAACAGTGCTCCACCCTTTACATCTGACAGTGCTGGTCTAAGGATCTGCTCAAACACTTGCGGCTTCATGTCCGCATACTCGTCTACTACAACGTAAGCAAGACCAACACCACGCATAGTATCAGGGCGATCAGATCCCTTGAGGTAGATCTTCCTATCGTTTACTAAAGTTATTACCGCCGTATTCTCGTGGACAGTTTTGATAACTTCATGTCCAAGTTCCTTAAGAACCGTCCACATAATGTCTTTAGCTTGCTGAAAAGTTGGAGCAACATAGAAGACATCCTTCTCTTTAGATTTTAGTGCCTCAATGATGAGGGTCCAAGCAGCGAGACGAGACTTTCCAAATCTTCGTCCTGCAGCAACCACTTTAAAACGGTGATTATCATTAAATACTTCCGTCTGTTTAGGATGTAGTTCGACTCTAAGGTTTGCCATCGGAGTCCTCTACGTCTATCACTTCATAGTCAATCTGCTCAGTTTCTCTAGCAGCTATCTGGGGTGTACCAGTGGTAACAATCTGTACCTGTATTGCGTTAGACCTACCCTGTCCCTGCTTTTCAAAGTGACTTAGGGGCAAGAGCCTATCGATACACATCTTAAGACAGGCCACCTGATCCTTATCACCATCATCCATCGCTTTACGAAGGACAGTCTCAATTACTTTCTCGCCACTGGTGGACAGTAAACGAGCATAGAATTCTTTTATCCTAGCGGCCTCTCCGGGAGGTCTTCCTCTGCCACGCTTTCTAGGGGGCAACTTCGTTTCAGACAGAGGTTCAGTGTTTGACACTAAATTCTCCTCTATATAGTTTTACATCGTTTGTTTTAGTATGTAGTAGATATAACTACTAATCAGAGACTAAAAGTGAATATTAATAATAATTATTATTAGACATCTGTTAACTTCAATTCACTTCTTAAGCGATCAACTGCTCAGATCTATATAGTTAGTTCTTGTTGTTTTTTTACTACACTCTTATTATAGCATATTTTTAGAGATTTGTCAAGTTATTTCTACTGTTCCGTCCCTCTTTAGGGCTTAGAGAGCACTGGTCAACCTGTCCTTTTTCTTCTTAAACGACTTGGGCGGTCTGCACAAACCTAAGTCATTGATTTATAAGGGCATTTCTGTAGTGGTAATCCAGCCCTATTTCATACTATTTAACCAGGTTTTCAGCTATTTAATTCCTATTTTGCCTTCTCTTGTGTGTTGTAGGGTCCGGCACTTTACAGGCAGCGGCATAGCCCCTCCCCCCGTATGCGTTTATCCACATATTTGCATATGCAGATGCTGTGGTGCAATATGTGCAGTGCAATATGGCATGATTCTTGCTAAGGCAAGGGCTGTGCCAATAGGGTAGAGCTATTGAAACCTGGGTAGGATAAGTAAGAAGCTATCAGGAACCATATAAAGCTCTGGGATAGATGCACCAGATTAGGGCAAGAATTCTCTATTGTGGTGCGATTATGCACCGATATTGGGAACAGGGACAGATAAATAGATGAGAACGATTCTTAATTAGAAAATAATATCGTTATAAATCAATCACTTAGGGATTGTGTCTGATTCTGGAATGATTCTTGCATAGGTTTTGATGCTGTATTTCTTTAACTTTTGGGAGAATTGATAATGTTAGTATTGGAATTGTTAGTGTGTGCTTTAGCTGTCGCTGTAATTGTCTTAGTCATGAACCCTTTAACCCTTAAATAGATCGGAGAAATAATTATGTCCTTATTACATCAGAGATCACTCGTAGAGCTTTTGAGTAATGCGGTATTTATAAGACCCGAAGATCGTAGATCTGCGCTCCAGACATGGATTAGGGATCGTCTGGCTCCACGCCGTCGGATCGGTAGAAATTGGGCTCATGGCGGTAATTTTCTTGAAATGCGGCGTAGGGGTAAGGTCTTAGGCCAGAAACTAGGGAATGCGATTCGAGATAATGACATCGATGAGGCCTTAGAGCTCGTAAATGATTCAGTCTTTAGACGATTCAGGAATATGGGGGATTTTGCGGATGTTTTGAATAATGCTTTTAATGATCGTTTCTTTAGCTGTGAAGATTGCGGCGAAATTATGCACTCCGATGGGAGTGACATTAGATGGGCTTATCAAGACACGCCGATCTGTCTGTCTTGTATCGATTCCGATTATCAATGGTCTGAGAGAAACGATACTTATGTCAGAAATTCAGACTATGAGAATCATGACGATTATTGCGATGATGATGGTGACGATTCGATTATTGGCGAATATCACTCATCGAACCCCAGACATATCCCATCAGATTATGACAAGCGAAAGCCCAAAGTATTGATCGGGTTAGAGCTTGAGGTGGAGATCAATGAAAGACATGAGCGGGAAAGTAAAGCTAAAGAAGTGATCGATGCAATCCAATGCCATACCGATAAAAAAGGGTTAGACCATCGCTATTGCCAATTAGAACGGGATGGCTCTCTGGATTATGGTTTTGAGATTGTGACGGGTTTTACGGGCTTAGATGTGCATCGAAAACAATTAGAATTTTTCAAGAATCAATGGTCTGGCGTGAGATCTCATAACACAAGTACTTGCGGTCTTCATGTGCATATCTGCAAAAGTGACATGACCCTATACCACGGCGCAAAATTGATTTTATTTATTAATGATGAGAAAAATCACTCATTGATAAAAGCCCTAGCTCGCAGGACAGAATCAGGTTATGCGAAGATAAAAAACAAAAAAGACAATATCGTCTGGCTCAAAAATGCGAGAGAAACCAGAAACCCGTTAAATAACCTTAATGCGGATCGTTATGAGGCGTTGAATTTTCAGAATCCAAATACCATTGAATTCAGATTATTCAAGGGCACTCTACGCTACGAAACGATTCAGGCTTGTTTGGAATTTTCGTTTCTATCGTGGCATTTCACCAGAAACGCAAGTATTAAAGACCTACCCAGAATCAAAACAGCCCGGCCTTATCAGATGATCGTCTGGCCGATTTCTATTCTTACAATTCGGATGGCGTTGGCGTTATGTATTCAGAAAAAGGGATGCTAGTCATTGAAAAAGCTCTCCCGAAAAATGCCGACGAGTTTATTAGCTTTTATCGTTCCCATATCCAAGGGAAAGACTGCGCATATCACCTTAGAATGCGGACACACGGCGAGATCGATCTTGGGAATTGTCATCCCTATGAGGTTTTAAATCGGTCTGAGCATGGTCTTAATGTCTGGATGATGCATAACGGGATCTTGAGTACGGGAAATGCAAAAGACCCGAAAAAATCTGATACTTGGCACTATATTGTCGATTTCTTGCGCCCAATGTTAAAAGATAATCCCGCATTTCTATTTCACCCGTCTTTTGCGGAAATCGTTTCTAAGCATATCGGTAACGGGAATAAATTCGCTTTGATGGATGATTCGGGCAAGACTGTAACAATCAATAAATCAGAGGGAGTTTATTGGGCTGGCTTATGGTTATCCAATGAATATGCGTGGAGTGTGTCTGATACTGTTTCTAATGCTTTTATAGATGATCCAGAGCTTGCCGCCGCCCAGGCGTTAGAAAAGCCCGTTTTAAGGCCTCTAAAGCCAGTCAATAATTATTGGGCAGATGGTTATTATTCGGATTACGGGAAATCCTACTATCAAGGTTCGATTAAGACGGCGGACACCGATTATCTGGTTGAGGCGTATTTGGATGATTTTCTTGATATGGGTTATCGAGATGCAGGAAACATATCTCTACATTCGGTAGATGGTTTTGCGAAGATCTATGGCATCGGGTCTTTTCTAGATATTGCGGATTTGTTAGCTCATCACAACATTCCAGAGAGTGACTTTGTTAAGGCTGTCGAAGATCCAGAAACAGCGACAAAGTATTTCCCATTTCTTGAAATCGAATCTGAATACGAAAGGTTTTAATATGACGATTACTAATCAATCAATAGGGGTCTGTCTGGATGATCTTAATTTTCCCCCAGAGTATTTCGAGCTGATCGGACTGCAGGGAGATTGCGTTATTCTTAGATCGTTAGAGGATCCCGATTCTGAGCCTCTTATTATCGAATCCAAGGGATTCTGGCAGTTAACCTAAGCTCTCCCTAAGCACTACCAGAAAAGCCCGTTGTAGCGGGTTTTTTTGGTACTGTTTTGGTTAGTAAGTACTTACACCTAAAATGCGGCGAGCATATGCTAATTTTTAGGGCTTTTGGCGGGTTTCTATTCACTACCTAACCCCCCAGGGTATGGGGAAAGAATTACAAGCCCGTATGGATCGTTTTAAGCCCGTTTCCGGGCATTTTCAGAAAAGGGGAAGTCATGCTGTGGATCTCAGGTATTAAAAAAGCTCGATCATATAGGAAAGTGAGCGCACACTATTCAAAAATCGAAGTGAGTGCTTACAAACAAAACCGAAGTGAGTACCCACTAACGCCAGGGAAACAGGGACAGACCGGGCCCCAGGCGTGGTTTTTACGCAACAAAATTTAAGCTAAGTAAGGAGTTTCCCGATTTTTTTCCCAAGGATTTGAATTTTTCAAATTTTGATATATGCTCTCTGGAAAGGATGTGTAAAAAACATGAATATTATTCTTGACTGGTTTACTGGGTTGCTTGTTGTGGTAGTCTTTTTCGTGCTACAATGCTCGTTACAATAACTCGTGTCTGGAAACAGTTGTAGCTGCTGTGAAAAAAAGAGGGGGGGGGTAAAATGTCTGCATGGTTAATCGCTGTCATAGGTGTTGTATATTTAATAGTATCTGTTGATCTCTTAATCAAGGGACAGACTGGTCTAGGAATAGCTTTTATTGGCTATGCGATAGGAAATGTAGGGCTTACACTCGCAGCCTTAAAATGACTAACTTCTTGTTATTGATGTTATTTGTTGTTATCTTCGGTTTTCTTCGGTCATATTGGGAGGACAAGAAATGAAGGTTTTAGTAGCTTGTGAATACTCAGGCACAGTTAGGGATGCTTTTATTGCAAAAGGGCACGAGGCTGTGTCCTGCGATTTACTACCTACTGATAAATTTGGGCCTCATTACCAAGGCGATGTGCAGGATATTATTAAGGACGGTTGGGATCTGATGATTGCACATCCTCCCTGTACTTACCTGTCCGTTAGCGGGATGCACTGGACTAGTAGGGGCTTACGTGACCCACAGCTAACTGAGGATGCTCTAAGTTTTGTTAGGTTATTATTAGGTGCTCCTATAAAACGAATTGCCTTAGAAAACCCAGTTAGTGTTATTTCGAGTAGAATCCGCAAACCAGATCAAATCATTAACCCGTGGCAGTTTGGTCATGACGCAAGTAAGAAAACTTGTTTGTGGTTAAAGGAGTTGCCGTTACTCAAACCAACACAGATTGTGGAACCTAGAATGGTAAACGGAAAGGCAAGGTGGGGTAATCAGACTAATAGCGGTCAGAATCGTTTAGGTCCTTCGGAAGACCGCTGGAAGATTCGTAGTGAAACGTATGTAGGTATCGCAAACGCAATGGCAGAACAATGGGGAGGATTAAATGGTTAGAGTATCAGGTGTGCCGTATGAGGTAGAATTGGTGGATCAGTACATGAACGATATCTCAGAACTCGAGCGTGAGAACTTTATGCTCCGGGCTAGGACAGAGAGACTAGAGGAGGAACTCAGGAACACTGACGAGTTACTCACCAAGTTAAACTTTGAACTGATCAACGAGAGGAAAAATAATGCCTCTAGGAAGCCCTAAAACGCCCTGTGTGGGCATCTGTCAGGTGGTCGAGGGGTGGGGTATATGCTACGGGTGTGGGAGGCGCTTAGACGAGATCCTAGACTGGTCGCTAGTACCTGACCCTGAGAAGGACAGAATCATGGTAGAATGTAGGGACAGACTAAACAAACTTTATGGAGATGACGGAAAATGAGATGCCTAAGCTGCAATGCCGCACTAACAGACTTTGAAGCCACACGCAAGTACGCCAGTACAGAAGCATTTATAGACCTGTGTAACTGGTGTTTTGGTAGTGTTGCGGATCAAATTACTGTGCTTGAAAGAAACGATTTAGCTCATGAAGAGGACACAGCAGATGAGAACGATTCTCATTGTGGACTAGATGTTGACAAAGACTTTTAAGCGTGCTATAATTCTATTTAGTATCTAAGTAGTAAGACTAAATAGTAACTTATTATTATTATCTTTAATAAAGTATTAACTATTTAAAGGACTATTTAATATGAATGACGAAGAACAAAGATTTATTGCTGAAACAGGTGAAGAAGCTCACTACTGGTTCACTGTGTCTGCTATGGCTCGCCTGTCCTTGGATCAGGGGGTTGCAAAAGTGATGGCAGATGTGATACAATTAATGCACAAAGAAAAGATGAAAGGAGTTATAAGTGGCTGAACAGTTAAAGGCACACCAACCTTGTCCTGACTGTGGGAGTAGTGACGCACTGACCTATTATTCATGGGGCAGCAGGTGCTTTAGTTGTGGTAAGGCAAGACGTAATCCTAACTCAGAGGAACCAGTGCAGAAACTAACTAAGGTGAATACTAAAGTGACTAACATTCATGATCTGTCATACGAGCAGGTGTTAGACCGTAATTTAACTAGGTCTACCTGTCAAACCTATGGCATCGGTAACAAGGATGGCTACTACTACTTTCCCTACTACAACGAGGAAGAGACGCTGGTGGCTTTCAAGCGTAGGAACATGGAAGACAAGCGATTCAGCATCGAGGGTGACTGGAACAAGGGTGGACTGTTCGGTCAGCAGTTGTTTAACAAGGGAGGCAAGTATGTTACTATCACGGAAGGGGAGTTTGACGCTGCGGCAGCGTATCAGATGCTGGGTTCTAAGTACCCTGTGGTTTCTGTTAGGAACGGTGCAGGCAACGCAGTCCAAGATATTAAAGCGAATTACGAGTGGCTCGACTCCTTCGAGAACATCGTCATTTGTTTTGACAACGATGATGCGGGTAGAGGAGCGGCTAATGCAGTTGCTGAAATACTTGGAACTAAAGCCAAGATATTTAAAGGACGCACAGGTATTAAAGACTCCTGTGAGTACGCGCAAGAGAACAAGGAAAAAGACTTCGTAGA